TTCAGGTTAGTCTGTTGTGGCATCGGTTTAGAATTCTAATACGATTTTAATGTCTTCTTTTTGACGAACATTTCTTGTAATAGATGGTCTATTATCAAGATAGATGATCTCGCCACTCCTCTTATTTATCTCAGCGTTTGCAATTCCATTTGTAAACTGAACACCAAGATCCACAACCTTACCAGAAGGTGTTGTGGTAGAGATACCACTAAAGGTTTGATCTACATTCACACTAAATGCGGTGCTTGTAACAGCATCAGCAGTTGATTGGAATTCCAACACTGGTGCTTGAATAGCAACATTAGTGTTATCAGTATTATCAAATGTAGATTGATTAAATACAAGACTCTTGTCTTGGAAGTATTTAATCACCTTAGTGTCAATATCATATGATGCAACATATCCTCTGGCAGTACCTACTCCAGAAATATTTTGCGTAATCGCTGTACCAATTCCCAACACCTGTGAGGTATCTCCTGTAAACTTAAATGACTTAAGAGCAGAAAATTCAGATGTTTGTAAGAAATTAGTTCCTGCGGCACCAATCGCAGTCGGGTTTCTAATTAAACCAACTTGTGCAAAAATAGTATCACTAGCAAAATCATATGAGGAAGAATCAAACCTAGTATAGATAAGAACTTTATCAGTTCCTAATTCTTTGTACAGGTCAAATCCATGTCCTCTTGATGGTGGAATGATGGGCGTGAGCCTAGCAAACTTTGTAGCACTACCATTAATAGAAGAAAGATCAACCCTGCCATAACTATAACCAAATCCTCCATTGGTAACTTGAGCGGAAATAATTTGCCCGTTAGTATTTGTTAAAATCCTAACTTTAGCACCTGTCCCGTCCCCAATTATATCAACTTCAATAGGACTTGACAAGAAGGCATAACCAGCACCCGCTTCATCAATAGATACAACCTTAATTTGATTGTTATTGACATCAGAATCGCCATTGTTTCTAACAACGGTGATATCAGTATCTGTGCTAGTACTCCAATCGTTAGGAACAGCAATATACTCAGTTGAGTCAAATTTAACAATATCAGCAGGAGGTACAGTGAAAAGATACTTCCACAAATACCCGTCACCACTTACACCAGCAGCAGATGGTTCAAGGTCAGTAAATGTTGGTTCATCTAATGACGCACTAGCGACAGTAGAAATACCAGCAGCACCATTGTTGATACAAATATAGACTCTATAGTCTTTATTCATAACATAATAGTTAGATGAATAAAGTCTACTTGAGTTTGAAACTAATGATCTTGAGGTACTACTATAGTCGTGACGATACATGTCATAAGATGTACCCTTAGTCCAATTGATCTTATTGATCAATCTCCTAACATCACCAGGAAAGACCTTTCTACCAAACAACATAGTATCGTATGTATGATTAGTATACTCAATGTTATCAACAGGTGATGGTGGTTGTACTGTGGTACTATTCCATGTATCCGTCCGACCAAACCCCGCATAGGTTGGATTTGCCAAACCTAGGAAGGCATAGTAAGAGTTATTCCCGCTAGTAACATCATCCATGAAGTTATTAGCGTTGATAATTCTAAATTGATCGGTTATAATTGCTGCCATTGCAATTTATTCGTGAAAGGTCTTACTATTTTGGTATTTATAAGGTTTTTCCAAGTGCTCCAGTATTACGAAGACCGATGTTAGTCCTCTTCGCTATTGGCCACTCATCCAAATCAGAATTATAATTTAATCCTTTAGCAGTTATTGTTAGAGGATTTACAACATCTCTGGTCGCTGCACCAAAGCGTCCCCATGTGAATTTTGCTGCAGGGAATGCAGTTGATCCAACACCAACAATTCCAGTGACATCTGTGCCAGAATGAATATTGCAGGTTATGACACCTGTTCTAGCACTTCCATCCCAATGCAATCCATGGGCATAATATATGTTATCTAACTCAAAGGTACTAATACCAATTGGATCACTATCATGAGTATCAACACTAGTTATAACACCAGCAGCAGGAGAAATACCAGAATCAAATAATTTAAATGGATAACCTTGCTCAAATTCTTGAACATACGAGGCATTGTTAGCATTGACCAAAGCATTCATATCTAACTGGAGTACAAGACCAAGGTCAGTACCAATACCAGCAGAGGTTGTAATACCTGTAATGAGACCAATGTAACCTTGTACATTTGCGTTTATAGGTTCAATATTATTCCAAAGTTCATAATTAACACCCGCTTGTGCAGTTGTGCCAACACCAACATTGTAGATAAACAAACCAAAGTCTGCATCTAGTTGCCCATCAAGATCTCTAAATCTCTCAGTATGATCAACAAATAACTCAGTATCAGTTGCGGCATATCCAGCAAGAATATTAGCAGTAGGAACAATTTGTGCCTCCAGTGTATCTCTTGCCTTAGATACTAAACCACCACCAAAAACTTTGTCCTCTTTTTGTTTGTTCCATCTAAATGGTTTGAAGTTATCATTATTAACACCAGAACCTTGATAGAATGGAGTCTCAACAATAGATGCACTAGCGTAGTTAACTACAATTCTAGGTTCTGTTTGTTCAAAATTAGAAGCATCAACAGCAACTTGATTCAATTCAATCTCAGGACTCTTAAATAATTCAAGAGAATCACCGATCTTAATAATTTCATTAACATCAAAGAGAATACTATCATTACCAACTGTACCCCTGTAGAAGAATATAAAGACTTCATCCTCTACTGAAGGTGCAGTATCAAAACTAACTGATGTACCACCAGTAAATTCATAGTGTTTGCCAGGTTCCTGAAGAATACCATTGACAAAAATCAGTAACACAGGAGCAAGATCAATTTCCTTAGAATCTGGATCGTTAGTATCAGTCTCAAAACTAATTAACTGATCTTGATAATACAGAGGATATCTAAGTCTATTACCGTCTTGGAAAGGTCTGATATTATCAATGTAATCAATATTACCAAACTGCCAAGCAGCAACATCATCATTAAAGATGTTAACAACCTCGATCTCAAATGGTAAGAATAAATCACCAGCTTGAGGATCAGTAGATAAACCAGCGACAGTGAACTTATCACCTACTTTAAAACCATAACCAAACTTAGTAAACTTCCAAATGTATACTTCACTCAACTCAAACTCTGGTGCTGTAGACATTCCTACAAAATTAGTTGATAACCCAATCACATCAACGGTAATTGAAGCACCAACACCTGTAAGTGTAGTGCTACCAATTCCTGTTCTAAATGTACCTTCAATGCCAAGATTTGAACCATTAGGATCAGCAACATCGAGAATAGCATCGGAACTATAATTTGTGCCAGGTCCTGTGATGCTGTATATCAAAGTTCCACCAGCACCAACTGTTGCAGTGATAGTAGCACCAGTTCCTACACCACTGTAATCATGAACACAAACCTCTAATACTCCAGAAAGTTGGTTATAACCAGAACCAAATGTTAAGTCATCTAAGAACTTAAATGCGTATGGTGATCCACCACCAGTATATGTGTGAGGTATTGTGCTAGGACCTACATTTGTATTGAATACTGTTGGTGATATAACTTCAGTTATATCTGTAGATTGATCATAGTCAGGGAAGATGTTAGTTGTAACACCAACATAGTTAAGAGTTTGTACCGCATTAGGTGCTGCACTTACAAATGTGTGTGCTGATTGTGGTAAAGATTGAACTGCACTTGTAGCAGCAGAAACAAATGTGTGTGCAGATGTTCCAGTGCCACCAGTTCCTACATTAAGATCAATAGTCCCTGTTTGTTTTATTAACGCATTTGATGCTACAGATAATAGTAAATGCTCACTTGCATCGAAGTGGGGGAAGATACCATTAGATGAACCTACATCAATAGAGAATGTATTGACTGTTGTACTTGCTACTGCAACCCACTTATCTCTTATCCTGTCAGTTAATCTAGGATATGAGTGAGGAGTTGCGTGATTATCTTTACTACATGTAAATGTTAGAGAATCACCAGCAATTTGTATTCTATTACCAACCATAAGTCCGTGACTTGCGGAGGTTGCTGTCAATATACCTGCTGTAGGATCGTAAATTGCAGTAGATATATTTGCAGTCGCTGTTCCTACCGCAACAACTTCTAGAGAAGCACCTGATGCAGGGTCGGTAGCACGAGGATATGTCTTAACAGCAGTATTACCATCTTGAGCACATGTAAATG